GTAGTACGCCAGTTGCCCACAGCCTTTGCCATCCTGAGTCTTCTTCAGAATGTGTTTGAAATAAGTAGAACTTTCGGCAATAAGCTTCTTGGTGGTTGCGTTTGCTGGAGACTTGGGGCGCTGCCCCGGTAGATTGACGGTAGATGCTTCGTATGTGGGCGCTTTGAGTTTGCCCTTGATAAACGAGTCGAGTGCAAACAGCGAGAAGGTACGGTCGGCTTCAGCCAGAATCTTGACTGGGCGTGGGTTCTCCTTCTTGTAGTTGAACGTACCCGGTATGCGCAGCACCCGCGCTGCATCAGCCGTGCAGTTCCAGTCGATGACGAGGTTCTCTTGGCGGCACAGGCGCTTGAAGTTCTCCGCCATGGGCTTCCACTGAGCAATCTCAACTTCCTCATCCAGAGGCCAGTACACATGGAAGCCACCACCTGAAGAAATAACAAACGGCTGACCAAGGGCGTCCATGCCCGTGGTGGACATGAAGTTCTCGAAAGCAGCGATTGCTTCTTTCTTGTCGGCGTACGCCTTCTCGCCCCCAAGGTCGAGGTCCATGTACAGCGACTTCACCAGCCGCGCATTCTCCGCCGTACGGCTACCAGCCTCCTTGAAGCTTGACAGAGCGAAGTATGCATCTCTGTTAGTGTCTACAAACTTCTGACCAGCATCGAGTATCTCCTGTAAGTTATTAACAAAAACGTGCTCTTTCTTCGGGGACGTAAACTCAGCTGCGCAATAAACACCAGAAGAAGGAAGCACCGCCGCTAAAAACTCAAGCGGTTGCATAAAACCCCCTTAGTGTTATTTCGTCAGTTCGAAGTTCAAGTCGTCGATTATGTTGAGCAGCTTTTCAAATCTTTTAACCAGTTCCTTTTGGAACATCAACGGCAACGTCTCGTCAGATAAAACACTCTGGCAAGCGCGTAACAACTCGTCATCGGTCAATGACGTAGGTTGAAAGTCGTGCATAGAATCCTCCAAGCGTCATCCGTTTGACTGGTCTGACGAAGAACCTCGATCACTTTGGCAACTCGGTCTTGATACGCAGGAGTAACGTCTGTTGCTCCTGTAAACCAGTTGTAGACAGTCTGCCGACTTGCGCCCGTGATCTGAGAAATTTGTTTCATGGAAATGTCGCGCAGCAAAGCCCAGCGCCCGAGATCAGTCCCGAGCGATGCTGGTGCGTTGTTTACGACTTCACGTATTTTTTCTGAATAGGGCATGGTCTCTGGTGGGGGTACTGACGGTCGTTGCAACCGGTGTGTTCATTGACCGGACCTCGAAAGAGGCGACCGCGTTCCCCCCAAAGTAGTTAGTCGTCGGTGTCCCAGTCGGCTACAACGGAGGACAGCTTACTCTTTTTCGGAGGCGCTGCTTTTTCCTCTTTGCGGACCTCTGGCTCCTCCACCTCTTCATCCGACTCCTCGACCTTGGGTTTGGCCTTGGCTTTAGCGGCTGCGGGGGGCTTGCCCTCCATATGGATTGGCTTCTCAGCCACCTTGTCCACCTGCGCCACCGTCATGGTGATGGCTTTCGTGGCATCGGGGGTCTTGCCCTGACGGACACAAACCTCGTGCTCATCATCGCTGAGCCAGCGCATGGGCTTGAAGAACAGCTTGGGCGACTCAGCCTTGGTGTCAAAACGCATACGCGTGACGACCATATCGGGGCCAATGCTCTGGGCAATCAGCCAGCGGGAGTACGCTTGCAGCGGACGGTTGTCGCCTTCTTCTTTACCGAAGATGGACTGGGCAGGCAGCGTGAGTTGAAGCACGTCGCCCTCGATGTCGTTAGCCAGCACCACAGCAATACGCTGGGAGAAACGGCAGGCACGCGACTCGCCCTGACCAGAGCCCTTCACATTCATGGGGCAGCTAGCACAGGAGTCGGACTTGGGTTCAGCCACCGAGAAGTCGGGGCGCTCACCGTCAGCCGACCAGCAGTCGGGACCGGCAGGATTATCTGGATCGTACGCTGACCCGTAGTACGTACGGCTGATCTTGGGCGCGGCATTGACAATCACCACATCCAGATAGCGGTCCTCGATGGCGGCAACTTCTTTGCCATCAGAGATCAGACGGAAAACACCGCCCTTGATGGAGATGCGCTTACCACCACCGCCTCCACCGCCACCAGCCAGAGCCTTCGCAACGGCAGACAATTCGCCCTTCTTCGCAAACGCCGGGACTTGCGAGGGGTTAAACAAAGCTACTTCAGACATGGACTTCTCCTTTACTTCGTGGGTTTGCGGACGGTAATTGTGACCTCACTGTCCGAGTTGAGGCCCGGAGGAACTACACCGGGGTTTTCTTCAAGAAACTGCTTCATGTTGCCCTGAGCGATACGCTTCTCAAACAGATCCAGCACCTCATGCTCAAGGACAAACTGCTTGAAGCTGTCCCAGTCGCTTGTGAAGAAGCGGGTTTTCTGTCCGAGAACAATCGTTCCCTCAGTCGTGCGCACGCTAGCCATACCAAGCTTTTGCATGCGGTTCTTCATCTCGTTGGCAACCTCCTGTTGCTGAGCCTTTAACTCGTCCACCTGAGTCTCGTACTCGGTCGTCAACGCTTGCACACGGGCGCGGATCTTTTGGTAGATCTTTGCCAGTTTGTCCATCGGTACCTCGTCGTCATCCATCTTATGTATCTCCTTATCAAAGTTTTTACAATTATGTCCAACATTTTACTACGTGTCAAGCAACTCCTCGTACAGCTTCACCAGCATGTTGTTGTCCTCCACCCGAGCGGCTAAGCGCTTGAACATCTTGCGCTCGATGTCACTGCCTTGGATGTGGATGACCGTCACCTTGTCGCTGTTCTGCCCTTTTCGATCTGAGCGTGCGCAGCACTGGATGTACGTCTCGGTCGACATGACCGGCCCCCAAAACACCACCGTGTCGGCAGCGGTTAGCGTCACGCCGTGCGCTGCTGCCTGTGGCTGAATCACCAAGACCCGAGGGTCTTGCTCCTCCTGAAACTGTTTAAAAATGCGTGTGCGTTTGGCTGGCGAAACGTCGCCGTGGATAACGTCTGTCCTAATATTGTTGATAGTAAGATGGTGGTCGATGGTGTCGATGCTGTGGCGGTAGGGGGCAAACACCAGCACCTTGCGCTCTGTCTCCTCCAGCACCTCCATGAGCACCTCCAACCGGGGCGAGCAGTCGAACGTCACCACCTCTGCGTTGTCGGTGTAGGCTGCACCAGCACTTATCTGCAACAGCTTGTTGACTTCGCCTGCTGCGTTGATCGCCGTGATCGTCTCCCCCGCTGCCCTGACCAGCATCTGCTCCTTGAGCATGTTGTAGTACTTCTTCTGCTGGGGGGTGAGCGGCACATCCCGAGACACCGTGATGACCGGAGGCAGGTCGAGACATTGCGCTTTGGTAAAACGTATTGCTGGTTGCAGCGCTTGGTGAATCTTGTCCTGCGCATCTTCCTTGGGCAACCACTTGAACATCGTCACTTTGTTCATGGTTGAGTCACGCCATGCTGTAAAGAACTTTGGCACACCGGTGGGGTTGACCAACTTAGCCAGCCCGTACGCATCGAGCGGTGACTGTGCTGCTGGCGTACCCGTCATCATCCAGAGCATCGAGTCAGGTCTCAGGATTTTGTTGAGCGACTTCCAGCGTTTGGTGCTGACGTTCTTGTACGCGTTGGCCTCGTCCACAATGATGAGATCAAAGCGTCCGTCGTTGTTAACTTCATCAGCGATCAGGTTGAGTCCATCGTAGTTGGTGATGACGAACTCGTAGTCGCCCTGAACCATCTCCAGCCTGCGCATGGCTTGCTGGTGGTGAGCAACGATGGCGCTGCGATGAATGACGCTGTTCTGAAGATCCTGCATCCAAGCTGACTGCATGATGGACAGGGGGCACAGAATCAAACAACGCCGCACCCGCTTGGTCTTCATCAGGTAGTCAGCGGTCCACAGTGCAGCCAACGTCTTGCCAGTACCCGGCTCGGAGAACACGAACGCACGCTTGTGCAGCGTGAGGAACGCAGCCGTCTCGACTTGGTGACGCATGGGCTTGAATCGACCGGGCCAGTCGTACTTGGCTGTGATGGGGGAGGGCACATTGCGCACACCCAGATTGCGCAGGACACGCACCTCGTCAAGACCCCAGCGCACGGCTATCTCATAGATGCCGTTGTCTTCGTTTACAACCTGTGACTTTGGAATGATGGCGTACTTGCTTGGGTCTCTTGTACGCAGCACCAGCGCTTTGTTATCAATTATTTGCATAGAACACCTTCAGTTGGTAGCACTCGACGTATCCCCTTTTATGCGCAACGAGTTGGTAGAGCAGCAGATTATTTTTCATCAGTTCGTTCTTGATGCTTTGCCATTCTTCTTCCAACTCGTCGTTGACAATCCAACGATCACCGAAACGTAAATACCAGAGATCCGCCATGTGTAGCGGAGTTAACTCCATCATTTTCCGTTGTCGCCTCGGTTAGCTTTGATGCTTCTGATGCGCAGGTTGTCTTTGGTTGACTTGCCCCCTGCACGCAGCGGCTTCTTGTGGTCAATGTCTTTGCCTTCACGAGCGTCGGCTTTGCCGTTGCTGTTGGCGTCTTTGCCCGTCTTGTCCACCATGCGTTGTGCTTTGACCCGCTCAGCGCGTTGCTTAATCTGCTCGGGTTTGCCGTGGTAGTCGGCGTACTCTTTCTTGTAATCACGTGCCATGATCTGCTCCTAGTGTTTTGGGTTGAACTCGCAACTGCGGACTGGACACCAGCCACACAGCGGCGTTTGATTGGGGTGCCAAACGTTGTTTGAAAAAGAAGCGTAAAGCTTTGACACCCGAAGCCGGTATTGCCACCAGCCGGACTCCACGTCTTCCCTGCTCATGCGATGCTTGACCATCGTCTCCTTCACAACAAACAACAGCGCTGAGTCAACCTGACGGATGTGGGGGAAGTGCTCAAACACCATCAGCGACATGAGCGTTAACTGATCTCTGTCTGGGTACTTGTCGTTGCCGGTCTTGTAGTCCACGATGCGTGCGGTCAAGTCATCGTCATTGACAATCAACAAGTCAGCGATACCACGCACCCACACGTTCTCGTCTTTGAACCCACACGGCACCAGCTTCTCAGTCAGCGCCATCTCGTACTCGGGATACTTGCGCCCCGGCTTTGCCATCAGCGCATCGAGCGTGGGTTGTAAGAAGGAGAACTGCGGGGGTATCGGAGTGCCGTCCCGCACGAAGTCCTCGGCTGCTTTGTGGAGTTCTTTCCCATAACGAATCTGCTCAGTCTCAGGCGAGGGGTAGTTCTTTAAAACACGTACCTCGTAGTACCGCCTGCCGCAACCTTCGAAATCTTTGAGGCCGCTGTGCGACCACGTTATGGGCTTGTCCATCAGAACCTCGCTGAAAGAATCGCTTTGTTGAGTCGGGAGGAGAAAGCGCAAACAAAGTCCTCGTTGGCCTCCAGCTTGCTGCCCATGTCTTTGAGTATGGCGTGGGTCAACTCATGCCAGAACGTGTCGTACACATCCTCCTGTTTGTAGCGCTCGTTGGTCAGAGCGCTGCGCTCGGCAACAAAGATGTCTGCTGTGTCGTAGTTGGTGTTACCCATCGTGCCCTTGGCCCACATCTTGTCGATGACGTTTACTTTGTACCAGCGCTTGCCTACCTTCAGTCGTTTTGGAATTCTCATTTTGCATCTCCATATCGTTGTCCAGAGTCAATATCAGCAGCCAATGGAATCCCCGGCATATACCGTGGCTCCATAGTCATCTGCGCTAAAACCCATGTTTTAGCGTCTTCTGTTTCCGACTCTGGTACTGCCACTACAACCTCGTCATGCACCGTCAAAACACATGGATACCTGTTCTGTATCCGTAGCATCCCGTCCGTCATGACGCACCTAGCCACTGCCTGAACGATGTTTTCAGTCAGTTTACCGCCGTACAGCTTACGACCTTCGCCGTATGTCCACTGCATCCGCCCCTTTTCATCGGGGATTCCTTTCAACCCTGGGTAACGTAACGCCAACCCACTGGGTAATATTACTCTCTCCTTCTCAAATGTCAAACATTTGTGGGTGTACTGCTTGCCTCCCACCAAGCTGTGGTGGATAGCGCCATCGCACATCTCCCAGAACTCCTTGACCGCACCCGCAGCCTCACGGTACTTGTCGATGATCTTCTTGGCAGACACGCAGTGGATGACCAACTCCTGCTCTGTACACGTATGCGGTATCTCCTGCATGCGCTTGATGTTCTCGTCCCACTCCACAAAGCGGTTGAGGTACTCACCGTCCACACCAAGCTGCTTGGCAAACGCTTTGTCGTATCGAGTCGGCGGCGCACCGAGGAACCCAGTCAACAACTGCGCAGCGAACGCTGCCCACCCTAGCCCATAGCCGCACCCCAGTAGCGCAGACTTGGCTGACTGACGCAGGTCAGGGTGGCTCTCTTTACTCAAGCCGGGGATGCCAAACATCTGCGCACCGAACTGGGCGTACGCATCCTGACCAGACCTGAATATCTCCAACAACTCGCTGTAGTTACACAGCCACGCAAGAACACGCGGCTCGATCTGCGACAAGTCACATACCACCAACGTGTGTCCAGCAGGAGCCATGATCGACTTACGCAGGAACGAACCACGTTTCA